CAAAGCACAGGCAGAGGCAAAACGATCTCCGAAAATGCTTTCTGAAGGAGGGGCAGTTTGAAAACAATAATACTAGGACCGCCAGGAACAGGTAAGACAACGACACTGTTAAATCTAGTAGACGAATTTTTACGAGCAGGAACAGACATAAAAAAAGTAGGTTATTTTTCTTTTACTCGTAAGGCCGCATACGAAGCCATAAGAAGAGCAGAAGATAAATTTATGTTGGAAGAAAAAGAAATACCATACTTTAGAACTCTTCACTCTTTAGCATTTAGAACTTTAGGTATTAAAAAAGAAAGAGTTATGAAACATATAGACTACAGAGATTTTGGTTTGAAATGTGGCATACCTATCAAGAGCGCTTGGCATAGCGAAGAAGATGGTGTGTTCAGTTCTGACAATGAGTATTTAAGAATAATCAACAAAGCAAGAGTTCAAGGCATACCTGTGTTAGAAGAGTATGACAAGAATAGACATTCCCTGGACGTAGAAAGAGATTTATTATACCTTCTAGATCAAGAACTTAGCAGATATAAACAAGAGAAAGGTCTAGTAGACTATGATGATATGTTGGAAAACTTTATTAAACAAAACGCGGCACCTTCTTTTGACGTACTATTTATTGACGAAGCACAGGATCTTTCACCTCTACAATGGAGAATGGTCAGAGCGTTATGGAGCAAATCCGATAAAACATATATTGCTGGTGATGACGATCAAGCTATATTTAAGTGGGCGGGCGCTGATGTCGATACTTTCATCGCTCTTAAAGAAGAAGTAGATCAGATTGATACACTTAATCAGTCATATAGAATACCTGGTGGACCTATACATGAAATGTCACAAAGAATTATTAGGTCTGTTTCTAACAGATATGACAAAGACTACATGCCGAGACAAGAGATGGGTGACTTAACAAGGTATGCTGACGTTACACAAGTAGACATGTCACAAGGTGAATGGTTGGTTTTATCTAGTGCGAATTATTTTTTAGATGACATTAAAGATTTCTGCGAACTGCAAGGGTGGTATTACTCACACAAGAGTAAAAACTCTGTTAAATTAGATTTACTTCTTGCGATACAAACATGGGAGAAGTGGAGAAACAGTGAAACATTACTACCAATTGCATCAATAAAAAATATTTATTCTTACCTAGGCGACAATGTGATCAAGGGTTATCAAAAAGGTAAAACAATGGACGAGAACGAAGATGGTTATTACATTGAAGAGTGCATCGAGCAACACGGATTACAAACACAAGATGTTTGGTACAAAGCATTTGCAGGTTTAGATACTAATACAGAAAACTACATTCGTAACATGCTAGCAAATAAAGAAAGCTTTAAACAAAACCCACGCATAACACTATCAACAATACACGGAGCAAAAGGAGGTGAGGCTGACAATGTATTACTTTTACCTGATATTACTAAGTCTGCTGTTGACCACAATGATTTGGACCCAGATGAATTACACAGGTTATTTTATGTTGCTGTAACAAGAGCTAAAAAAGCTTTGCATATACTAGAACCACGAAACTATGATAGGGCATACACACTGTGAGGTTTCATGAACATATAAAGGGAGATAAGGCAGAATATATAGCAGCAATGTGGCTATGGGACCAAGGATACTTGGTTTGTAAAAATATGTCTCAACAAGGAGCTGTTGATTTGGTTGCAATAAAAGAATATGAGGTTATACTGATAGATGTAAAGTCTGAATGCATAAGAAAGCGAGACGGATATAAAATTAATAGATCATTGACGGATGTGCAGAAAGCGCTGGGGGTAAACATTTTGAATGTCAATGTTGACACAGGAGAATGCACATATGTCTAAGAAACACGACCCAGTAAACTTTCCATCACATTACAATAAAGGTGGCATCGGCTGCATTGATGCAATCAAGTCGTGTCAAGGAGATGGTTTTAAATACTATCTTCAAGGTTCAGCTATAAAATATATTTGGAGGCACGAACATAAAGGTAAACCATTGGAAGATTTAGATAAAGCTATTTGGTTTTTAAATAAATTAAAGGAGCAATATAAATGATAAGACCTTTACAAGTACCAATGAATTTTAATCCCGAAACAGAATGGGTACCCCCGTTCGAATTACCAGATTTATCTGGTCATAGTGAAATTGCTATTGACTTAGAAACACGAGATCCAAACCTGATGACCATGGGCTCAGGTGCGGTAAGAAGAGACGGTGAAGTAGTCGGCATTGCTGTGGCAGTAGAAGGATGGTCAGGTTATTTTCCAATCAATCACGAAGGTGGTGGGAACATGGACCGCGCATTAGTCTTGGATTGGTTTGAAGAATTATTGCAAACTACAGCTACAAAAATATTTCACAATGCAATGTACGATGTATCCTGGATACGGTCGATGGGTTTTCATATTAATGGTGGTATCGTTGATACAATGGTCGCTGCAAGTTTGATAGATGAAAACAGAATGAGTTATACATTAAATTCAGTTTCAAGGGATTACACAGGCTTAGGTAAAAGTGAAGCTGCATTAAGAGAACACGCTAAAGATTGGGGAGTCAATCCAAAAGCAGAAATGTGGAGACTACCTGCGCCACTGGTTGCTGAGTATGCCGAAAAAGATGCAGAGATTACATTAAAACTTTGGCATGCACTACAACACGAACTTTCGAAAGAAGAACTTTGGGATGTATTTAATTTAGAGTCTAATCTTTTTCCATGTTTGGTTGATATGAAATTTAAAGGAGTGAGAGTAGATGTAGAAGGTGCTGCAAGACTAAAAAAAGATTTAGTAAAACAAGAAAAAGAAATTCACTCTCAAATACACAAAATGGTTGGTTTTGATGTTGAGTTATGGGCTGCTGCGTCGATTGCAAAAGCTTTTGAGCACTTAAAGATACCGTTTGATAGAACAGAAAAAGGTTCTCCAAGTTTTACAAAAAACTTTCTTGCGACACATCCTGCTGAACTACCAAAGCTTATAGTAAAGGCAAGAGAAATAAACAAAGCAAATACCACGTTCATCGACACCATACTTAAACACAATCACAGAGGTAGAATACACGCAGACATAAATCAGATAAGATCTGATGATGGTGGCACTGTCACAGGCAGGTTTAGTTATTCAAATCCGAACTTACAGCAAATACCTGCTAGACACAAAATAATTGGACCAATGATTCGTTCTTTGTTTTTACCTGAAGAGGATCATACCTGGGGTTGCTTCGACTATAGTCAACAGGAACCAAGAATTCTAGTTCACTATGCTTCAATCATGAAGCTAGAGGGAACACAAACAATTGTTGATGCGTATAATGATGGTAGTGCAGACTTTCACCAGATGATTGCTGATATGGCTGGTATAGAACGTAAAGAGGCAAAGACAATTAATTTAGGTATTATGTATGGCATGGGTAAGAACAAACTTATGTCAGAGCTGGGACTTATGAAAGATACCGCTGAGAAACTATTGAAGACCTATCACGAGAAAGTTCCTTTTGTAAAACTTATTGCTAATGAGGCAACAAACATAGCTGATGACCACGGGGTTATCTCAACGTTAGGTGGTAGAAAACTACACTTTGATCTTTGGGAGCCTAGATCGTTTGGTATTCACAAGCCATTGAAACACGATGAGGCAAAAAGGAAACACGGACCGGGGATTAAAAGAGCATTTACATACAAAGCATTAAATAAACTAATACAAGGATCGGCCGCTGACATGACAAAGAAAGCGATGCTGGCCCTTTACCAGGAAGGAGTAGTACCACATGTTCAAGTACATGATGAACTTGATATATCAGTATCAAGCCCTGAAGAGGCAGAAAAAGTTATTGATATCATGGAGCAAGCGGTTCAGTTACAAGTCCCGAATAAAGTAGATTATGAAAAAGGGAAAAGCTGGGGTGAAATACGATAAGGAAAGTCCTGTAGAAATAATACTGGGCATTTGTGACAAGTGTAGTAATTATGTTCCATTTATTCGTTTGGTGTCTGAAGAAGACGAACGTATTTATGAATGTTTAACGTGTAAAACAAAACACAAACAACACGTAAACGGTAAAATTACATTTAATTACTTAGAAGATAGTTATGTTTTTAAAAGAAACTAAGTGTCGGATGCTAAAGAAAGCACCCGACAGCTATTGAAAGGTGTGAAGATATAAATAAAATATATTAAATTAATCTCTTGTCAAATATAATAATTGATATATATAATCCCATAGAATAACATACAAAGGAGAAAATATGCCAGATATAGCAAATTTTAAATCAGTGTCGGTGTCCGTAGATACCCATGAAAAACTAAGGTCTTTAGCCAAAAACAGGTTTGAAGTTCCTGTAAGTGTACAAAAAGTAATAGAGTTTTTATTAGAGAAAGAGATAAAAAAGAGAAATGGTAGATCTAACGGGAAATCACGAGGTTAAAGCTATCTGCCCTCGTTGTAAGGGTAATGGCTATATAAGACTGTATAGTGGACAACAAGTTAATTGTCCTCAGTGTGAATGTGAGGGTTGGGTTATGTTACCTGCTCATCAATGCAGAGAAAACGTTGAAGGCGGTATAGAACCTAGATGGATGAAAACCGGAGAAACTATTTAATGGATCCAGAACAGGAGTACGGATGGTAGCAAGAATAAATAAACGTATCGACAATATTATGAAGGTTATGCGTGAAGCAAAAGATTATGATATGAAGGATATGTGGAACCGAAAACTACAAAAACTATTTAAACTAAGGGAAAGGCAAGCACATGAAAGACTTGAAAGTAAAGATAGAATGGCAAACTAGTGATATTCTGGTGTGGGTAGTTTTGTCGATAGGTATAGGATTATGTATTGTAAATTTTGTGACTATATATAATATATACGACGTCATTGAAACGATGTGGTTGGAGATACAGCAGGTCAAAGAAACAAATATTTCTTTGCATCAATTTATCGAGGAACACAAGGATGACTTTAACTAAGGAAAACGATAAGGTGAGAAGACAGATTCCTAACAGGATGCCTAGTGCAACTTTCACTCTACCGATTGATGGTAGACGAGTTGTTGGTATTGTAAACTATGATGTTACTGACACAGGTATTATTCCAATGGCGTTTTGGGTAAAACTAAAACCAACAGATTCTTATCTAGACAGAGAACTACGCGCAAGTGGTAAACTAATATCTAGGTGTCTACAAAACAATGAGTCACTAAAAGATTTGGTTGATACATTGTCACAAGATAATGTCATTGGTCAAATGGCTAATTATTTGTATAAGAATATGGAAGATATTATTATGGGTAAGCAGCCGGAGAAAAAACAACGTGAGTTGTCTACTGATCCATATGCTATGAAAGAGTAGAAGTGGACCACGTTAAAGTTGCTTATGGTGTTTTAGATCCAGGCATGTTAAAAGAGATGCATGGTTTATTGGCATATAATGAAGGCGAGATAATAGGTAAACTTCCTGCTTATAACTTTCACCCTAAGAATGAATTACCAAGAAACCTGCCTGAAAGAATGATTAGAACACTAATAGGACACAAGCATCATGTTGAATACTGGTTCAGAAACAGTTTAGATGAAACACTGTTTCATGTAGACGCTAACGAACTAAGAGCAAAGCAGGAACAACAAAAATTTGGCGAGGAAGACATGGCTAGGCCAAAAGAATTTCCTATGAATACTCACGTTCTATATATATCAATTGATCCAGAGATGGAGGGCGGCGACCTAGTTATTTTACCATATAGCACTTACATAAAAGGCAGGCCTATATTAGATAATAAATACACACCTTTAGAGGGAACTAGGGCCATACATATAAAACCGAAAGAAAATATGTTGGTCTATTGGGACAAGGCAATATATCATGGCACAAACAAAGTAACAAAAGGCAGATACAGGGTATCTATGATGTTTTCTGAGTGGGCTTTTCAGCCAGATACGTATGATAAGCATCACCACTGGATGTCCTCAGATGCCAAAGATGGGGAGTGGATATGGACATAGTGGATGAATTTGAAATTGAGTGGATACCAGAGGATACAGGAGCGCCGTACGAGATTGACGAATGTTTTCATGAGGTACCTGAACACACGATTGACAAAATGTGTAAATCAAAGTTTGGGCATACAAATTGGGTTAGAATGGGTCAAATGACACCAGCTGATCTGGTTGGCAATCCATGTGAATTTGATTATACTAACGGCGTAATTTATTTTAAAAACGAGATTTTAGTATGACTTTACCCAGCAGTGGAACATTAGATTATAATAGTATCAGATCAGAATTCGCAGGGCCTTCTTCAAACGTAACACTTAGTACTTACGTAAGAGGTGGTACCTATACATACCCTGTTCCGGCTAATGCAAATATTACAACTGGATCTACATCATCTATTTCTGTCAGTAATTTTTATGGTGCAAAGGGTAGAGCTAGAATTGCAGGGTTCACCGCGACTCAAGGTAGTAGTGGTGGTAAATTACCCACGACGTTTAGAGGAGCTCCTGATGCAAGTGCTTTCTTTGATCAATCTGGTTATTTTCAAAACCAAAACGCAGGCAACTGGTCCGTATATAGGTCCGAGACAAACATCGCTGTTAATAATGGTCAATTTAGTTGGTCAACCAGTGTAAGTGGTAATCTTACGGCAACCGCATATGATTCATCAGGTAATGCAGCTTTAAGTTGCAACACAGGATCATCTTTTACTAGTGGCACTTCTTTTTATGTGGGTATTGGTGGAGTAACTGGTGCAAGTTTTAGTCCTTCTGCTGCTAGCTGGCCGACTAGTGGTAATTATTATATAAATGATAGTGGTTAAAAATGTCTGATATTTATTTAGGAGATTTTACTTTTACTGAAGAAGAGACTGGAGAAATCGTACAACCAGATGATTCGAAAGAAATAAAGTGGACTTGGGCGCATAAGACGTTGTCTGTGACATCGTTAAGTTTTTGTTGTAGACAAGGACACGAAGAGTATGAAGAAATCAAAAAGTCAAGAGAACAAATGGTTTTAACAGAATGGGCCGGGGAACTTGGATATCTGGCTCCAGAATATTATGTTGATTCAGAAACAAAAACAATTGTTCCATCTGCAAGAGTTAATGCAGAGCAGACAGAAAACTGGTTAAAACCAAACGGCAGAAACACGGTAACAGCTACAACACCGGAGGAAATATGATTTTTAATATAAAGTTTGAAGTTGTAAAAAACATAGAAAATAAAATACAAATATCTATCTCTCAAGACACAAAAGTAGGACAAAAAATTGTTTCTGAAAGTCTAGCTGAATATCCAAAAGATAGACAAGGAAACGATATTTCTGTTGTACATCCAGATAAACCATACTTGTGGAAAAACACAGACAATTATTTTTTAATGAAAGGTTCAATTAAAACTTGGTTTGAGTGGCAAGACGGAGATCCTTTTCAAGCAGAGCACGTAGATGATTATCTTGCCGTGCAAAACAGTTTGGACTCAGATTTTGTATCTAAAACTAATTATAATTGCGTGGACGGGCAAATAAGATGTAGCGCAGCATACAGTCCTACCGGCACATCAGGATTAAAATCTTCTATATTAGATTGGCGACCAAAGGTGTCTCAGTCTGGTCTAGAAATAACATCAAACAACACAGTTTTAGTTTGTCCAATGCAGTACGACACAGGATGGACTTTTAAACATGCCGACGTAATGAACGGTGATTCAATAACCATAACTAAACAAGGCACTGATTGTTATTTTATGTCAGGGGAAGAAGTAACAACTGGATCACAAACAATAACCGCTTTAGAAACAAAGAAACTAACAAGTGATTCAGTTACATTAACAAATAACAGTGGGACGTTTACAAAAGTAATTTTAATTTACAAATGACAAACATAAGACGCTACTTAAGTTTGATTAAAAAGTACGGAAAACAAATGATGTACTATCAACTTAATGTACCACTACCTTTGATCTATGATTTTATTAATACGTTGGATCGCGACGATACTTTATCTAGAGTTAAAAAATTTAAAAAGTGGGACGTCTCAGAGCGATTAGTGAATGGTCCGTCATTTCAACAAATGATCGCGGACCGGGAATTTGAACCAGGTTCTTTTGGTGAAGCATTTAAAAACTGGTCGGAAAAAGCAACTAATAATGCTGTTGATTTATTTAAAGTTTCTCTTGATGTAAAACAAAGAAAAAGAAAGCCGTCAGATTTGTTTGAAGCGTTTCAAAGACATTCAATGTTGCAGCATGATTTAATACATTTTTTTAACGATTACGACACCAGCACTATAGGTGAGATTTCTGTATTGTCTTATCACCTAGGAAATGAATGGAAAAAGAGTTGGGTTTTCATTATCATAATAGGTTTTTTTGTTAGTATTAGATACACGCTGTTTGGCAAAGGCTGGCCTATTGTAAACTACTGGCAGTGGGTGCGAGAAGCATATAAGCGTGGAAAGAATTCCGTTGATTTTATTTTTGTAGACTGGGAAAGTCTATTTAATAAACCATTAGAAGATGTTAAAAAAGAAATAGGTATTACTGGACCACCAGAGTACTGGGAAAAAACAAAAGTAATAAGAAGAGCATGGGCGTATGAAGCAAAAAAAGCTGCCGTATGAGTTATCGGGACATAAGTACAAGTATATATCAAGTCTTGATATCATCGAAACAGATGAGCAGTACATAAAAAACTTAGAACAACAGGTCGAACAGTGGCAAGATTGTTGGAACTGGCTTTGTTATGATCACCATATGAGGATACTGCCTTTGATTTCAACACTAAGAAGAGAGAATAGAGAACTGAAAATTGAATTGGCTATGATTAAAAAGTTTTTAGAAAAAGCCAAGAAGATGACAAACCAGAATTTTGAATAAAATAATCCTACATAATGGCAGAAGTGGATCAACCTATCTCTATCTGGTATTGGATAGATATTATAGGGCCATGCATGGCGACGCGTCAGAAGGTACGTTTGAACAGGTATTCAATCGAACGTATGATTTGAATAAATGTACATATCTTGGACTCAATGAATTCTTGGTGCCAGACTTAGTCGATGCAGACATCACAGACAAGCTGGTTCTTACAGGCCGGCCCGGCGTCAGGGGATCTATTGATCTATTGAATAATGTACTTAAGATAGACGAGGCTACGAAAAAAATCAGGCGCGAGTTTATAACCAGTCACATGGAAACACATAAAATACTCCTGAAATATCCTCTGCTATCCAACCCTGTACCGGCATGGCATGCTCAATACATCAGCTGCGAACGTAAAGACTTGAAAAAACAAACGATTTCTTTATATTTATCAATGCTTACAGGGCATTACGTTTTTAAGAAAGGTGATAAGAAGGCTGAAAAACTAAGGAGGTTTGCACCCGACGAGGACACAATAAATCGTTGGATGATGTATGTTGGAAGAAACAATGATGTGTATCGAAAATTATTACCTAAAAAATGTAAACGAATATTTATGGAAGACATTGAAAACAAAGAGCCTTACGAGGTATTGGAATGGATAGGGGTCAAGGACTGGAGCGATTACCTGAACAAAGATTTTGGCGTGCCAGTACAAAAAGGGTGGAACGCGTAAAGACAAAAGAGAATGATGAAGAAACGTATAGAAAGTGGAGAAAGAAATGGTCTATAATTTTTAGGAGAATGCCATGAAAATAATTAATAGGTTTAACTATCCTAGCAGCACACGCGCGCCTATCGACGGGTTACGCCACTACACGATAGAAGGCAAGAGTAAGCCATTGCCGTCGGTTACGACGGTCCTGGGACAAACACAAACAAAAGAGAAACGAGAAAGCCTAGAGCGTTGGCGCCAGAGGGTTGGCCGCGAAGAAGCTAAACGTATCACACGTGAAGCCGGTGATCGCGGTACGCGAATGCATTACTATCTAGAACAGCTTATATCTCCTGGAGGCAGACACCACGATGAGTCACCCGAAGGTCAGTGGGCACAGAAGATGGCGGAGATAATCGTGGAACGGGGATTGAATGACTGTTCAGAAGTTTATGGCATAGAGGCTGTCCTTTATTACCC